CGCTGCGGCGTGACCTCTGTAGCCCGTCGCTGCGGCGTGACCGCTGTCGCCCGTCGCTGCGGCGTGACCTCTGTCGCCCGTCGCTGCGGCGTGACCTCTGTCGCCCGTCGCTGCGGCGTGACCTCTGTCGCCCGTCGCTGCGGCGCACTCTTTTTCCTTGCTGACGAGCGTGACAGTCGCGGCCTTGCAGAGCGCAACTACCGCGGAGACTTGCTCCTTGATCCACTCCGGCAACGATAGCGATGCCGAAATCGTGATCGAAGCAGCAACACGCTTGCTGTCGTCCGAACGCTCGTCACTGACCCCGCGCAGCTCGACGCGCGCGAACGTCATCGAGCCTTCGTAGTATTCCCAGCAATCGAACGGCACTTCGCAGGCGTGGAAGCCGGACTTGCAGAGCTTCACCGCGCCGTCGTGCGTGTAAGTCTTGCCGACCTCGAACGCGTAACCTTTGCACTTCCAGTCAGCACCGAACGCTTTGAACGCCACGAGCGGAGCAACGACCGGCGCGGTGATCGTCGCTGCTTTCTTCTTGGTCTTGCGGGCGGTGGTCATTTATCGCGTTCCTCGTCTAAGCCAATGGGTTCAAGCAACGACACTCAGCGCGGCCACCAGCACCACCAGGCCAGCGGCAAGTCCAGAGCAAAAACCGCGAGTGAAGGGCCAGTGGGTCGGTCATAGTTCGGCTCCTTGAAGTCATTACGTTCGCTCTGCAACAAAGGCCGTTCGCGCTGTGGTAGCGTCCCAAGTCCGGCAGTGGGCGGGAGTTCAGGACAGACCCACCGAGCCAAGGGATGGGGCGGCCGACGTACCCAGCAACGCAGGAGCGGTGTGGATGATTCGGGACGGGTAGAAGCGGTGCTTTGGGTGCCCATGTCGTAGTGCATGGGTCCATTATAGGGAACGCCTATATGGAGTCAATAGGCGAAACCTATATTTTGTAACCAGCCTAACGCCAGCCGGCCAATTAGCCGTGGAGCAGCTAGTTAGTGGGGCAGGGGAAGGCTTTGTGCAACGCGGCTTCTATGAGCTCGCGAGCTTTGCCCGATAGCAAGTTTGTGTTTTGCTCGAGATAGGCGCGGACGACAAGATAGATGTCGTCGTTCGTCAGCTCTCCGGGCGGGAAACAGAGCGGAGTACTTGTAGTTTCAGCAACGCCAAAAACGTAGGCTTGCGCAGCGATAGCGTTCGCGTACTCATCCGAGTTTAGTCTAACCACCCCTTGCTGTAGGGCTCGTAGCAAGTCGAAGCCTGTTCGCGGCACGCGCCATTCGGCGGATGCGCCAAAGGAAAGGGTTGCTGCAACGACTCCAACGATGATTTTCATGCGCCGCTCTGGGTGTGTCGTCCTGGGGATTCCTCAGCTACGTCGTTCTCGGCGAGCTGAAGAATGCGGCCTTTGGTTACATCGCTCACTCGCGGCCAGAGACCAAGCAACCGATTGGTATTGGGATCAGCCGCCATAGGTGGGTATTTAGGGCCGCGTTCGGTGAGCAGCCACTCAACGCACACCCCTGTTTTGGTGGCGAATTCTATCGCCCGTTTCATGCGCATTGATCCATCGGCCCATAACGAAACGGACGATTGTTTGACGCCGACGATCTTTCCGACATCTTCAAGCGTCGGGTCTTCTTTGCGCCGAAGGTGCTCGCGCGCCGCTTCGACAGCGCGATCCAGCACTGATCTCTTGAGCTTCGTGACCACGCGCTGATTGTGCTGCGCCGAGGTATAGGTACTTCCTATTGAACTATCATAGGAAATGCCTATACTGGCAGGCACAGCTATGGAACGACTACGCGAATACATGACGGAGATGGGTCTGACTCAGGCCCAACTCGCGACTGCGCTCGATGTTTCGCAGCCGACGATCTCGGAATGGCTTAGCGGAAAGATCAAGCCGTCTGCTGACAGCCTGATGGAAATCAGCCAGCACACGGGATTGACGGTCGATGAGCTGCTAAGGCGGCGGGCGAGCAAGCGCAAGCGCGTGTCCTAGTTCGAGTTGTTGTGCCCGGCAGCCTACGAGCTGCCGTTTTTTGGTCTAGCGATTTGACAACGGAAACAGGTTTTGTGAAGCCGAACGGCCCGCGATTTAACGAATCCGATAACGCACGACGTTCTGTTCAGCGTCCGGTTACGTCAAACCGGACGCGCGCCCCCTACAAGAACACGCCCCGCGTAACTCCCACCTGGAGACCCTACCCATGCCTCCGATCCATGCCGTGAGCCCCCGCAAGGACCGCCAACCGTTAGGTCTGGACGAATGGACCCGTAGCAACGAGCGGATCCGCGTCGAAGAGCCGCTCGAGCCCCGGGATTGGGTGTGGATCGGGCTGTGTATTGCCGCCGTGCTGGCCGCGTACGTCGGGATTGCCTTCGCAATGGGCTGGCTGCCGTGAGGGCTACTCTCTCCCGCTTCCAACGCTACCTCCGCAACTTGCTCGAATCCCCGCGAGCCCCAGTGCGGATCGATTACCAGTCGGAGAGGTTTGTTTACCTGAACGTCCACGCTCGGCCGGTCGATCTACGCGCCGAGCTCGAGCGGAACCTCATTGAAGAAAATCCCGACTCGTTCGTCCCGTTGCCGCATGTGCCGGAGACGACGGACTACACAAAGGTGCCATTTTGAAGTTTCACGAGTACGCCGAAGTATTCCCGCTAATCGACGGCGCCGAGTTTGACTCGCTCGTCGATGACATCAAGAGCTACGGGCTGCGCGAGCCGATCGTTCGCTACAAAGGCAAGATCCTTGACGGCCGCAATCGGTTCCTCGCGTCGCAGAAGGCGAAGATCAAGCCGAAGTATCGCGACTTTAAAGGCGACGACGCCGCGGCGCTCGCGTTCGTGGTCTCGGCGAACGTGCAGCGGAGACACCTTAACGCAAGCCAGCTTGCGATGGCGGCGGCACGCATCTCGACGATGCGGAATGGCGATAACCAGCACTCGGAGGGTCTGCCAATTGGCAGAGGCTCCGCGCTCGTTGGCGCTAGTGAGCGCAACACCGCGCGTGCGCGCAAGGTCATTGACGAAGGCAGCAAGCCGCTACAGCGCGCCGTCGAAGCCGGCGACGTTTCCGTCTCCCGTGCCGCCGCTGTTGTCGACTTGCCGAAGTCCGAGCAGCTCGCCGCGGCTACCGCGAAGCCCAGCAATCCCACTGTCGACGACGAACGCTGGGTTCCGGATGACGACGAAGCCGAAAAGCTCGCGCGTGCCGAGCAGGAATACGACGCGTCGATCGACAAGGTAATGAAGGCCGACGACAAGCTCGCGGCTGCTCAGTCGGAAATCAAACGGCAGGCCGCAGAGATTGCCTCGCTGAAGGTTTCGCGCGACGGCTATCTCAACGGCAAGGATGCCGTCACGAAGTTGCTGAAGAAAGAGCAGCGTCGCGCCGAGCAGCTATCCAGGGCGCTCGACAAGGCTAAGGCCGATCTCGAGAAGATGCGTGAGCGCATCGCGATCATGGAGGAAGCCGCGTAATGGACGGCTCTCTCTTCCCGCGAACGCCCGATTACTCGAACACGAAGTTCCCGGCGCCGCGGGCGTTTCAGGATCGCGCGCACCAGTCGTTGCGTGACGGATTCCGCAACGGCCACAAGAAACAGTTGCTCGTCGCGCCGACTGGCGCCGGCAAGACCTACATCGGGCTGCGCATCGTTCACGAGTCGCTCGCGAAGGGCAAACGCGCGGTGTTCGTGTGCGACCGCACCGCGCTCATCAATCAGACGAGCGCGCGCGCTGACGATTACGGACTGACCGATCACGCCATCGTGCAGGCGGACCACTGGCGCCGGGATACGGCGATGCCGTTCCAGGTTGCGAGCATTCAGACGATCGCGGCCCGTGGGTACTGGCCCGAGGCTGACGTGCTGATTATCGACGAGGCGCATACGCAGCACTCCGCGTGGGTCGAGCACATCAAGGACTGCAAGTCGGCTGTCGTCGGATTGACCGCGACGCCGTGCTCGAAAGGACTGGGACTGTCGTTCACGAACATGGTGAACGCCGCCACGATGCACGAGCTTACGGATGACGGTGTACTCGTGCCGATGCGCATCTTGACGTGCGTGACTCCAGACATGGCCGGTGCCAAGACATCGGGCGGGGAGTGGACGAACAAGGCGGCCTCCGAACGCGAGATGCAGATCATCGGTGACGTAGTTGCCGAGTGGCAGAAGCACGGCGAAAACCGCAAGACCATCGCATTCGGTGCCGACATCGCTTACTGCATGGAGTTGGTCCGCACCTTCAACGAGGCCGGGATCGGCGCCGCCGCCTACACGTCCGAGACTCCGGACAGTGAGCGGCAGCGGTTGCTCGCAGAGTTCACGAAGCGAGACCCGAGTATTCGCATTCTCGTCAGCGTCGAAGCGCTCGCGAAAGGATTCGACGTACAGGACATCGGCTGCGTCATTGATGCACGGCCACTGCGGAAGTCGCTGTCGACCGCGATTCAAATGTGGGGCCGTGGGCTACGTTCGTCTCGAGACACTGGCAAGACGGACTGCCTACTGCTCGACCACAGCGGCAACATCCGTCGCTTCTACGACGAATTCACCGACGTGTTCTTCAATGGCTTCACGGCGCTCGACATGGCCGAGAAGTTGGATGGTGTCGTTCGCAAGGACGAAGGCGAGTACGAGCCGGCTGGTTGTCCGAAGTGCTCGCACAAACCGTTTCGTCGTCGCTGCCTGAAGTGCGGCTTCGAGAAAGAAACCGGAGTGCTGGCCAATGCAGCGGCCGGCGAGATGCACGAGATCCGTATCGGCAATAACGTCATCGCAGCAAGCGAGCTCGATTTGTGGCGGCAGCTCTGCGGATACACCCGTCAGTACGAGAAGCGATCCGGCTACCCATGGCACACGTTTCAGAAAATCACGGGGCGGAAACCTCCTCGCGAATGGCAGTTCGAAACAACCGACCCTGCGCCGATCACGCGCGGGACGCTCAACAAAATCAAGTCGCTGAACATTGCGTTCCACAAATCGCGAGGGCAGCAACAGTGAATGCGCAAGCAGAGACCGTTCTCATTTCACGCTACTGCCCGACATGTAAGGGGCAGATCAAGGCGTGGAGGATGGAGCGCATCGACGGCCGTTGGGTAGAGCATTGCATTGATTGCGATGGCATTGACTTGACTGAGATTCGAGAAACGGTCGGGAAGCTCGACTCCTGATCGTTGCGGGTTGCCGCCGCTAATCGGGCAGGGACCAAGGGCGGGGCACCCAACTGCGGAAGTCCGAAGTTTTTTCGGCGGCGGGCGGGGTGGTTCTTTGCCCCTCTGCGAACGAAGAGTCTTGTATGGAAAGAGAAGATGAAGACAAACACAAGATGAAGAAGAAAGAGAAGAGGTCTCTTGAGCACTGAAGAAAAATGCGACCAATGCCAAGAATCGGGCGTGCTCGGTCGTGAGATCCGCGCCTACCGCTTTGCCACGCCGAGCGGCGCCGAGGTCATTCGATATCTCCATCCGAACGATGGTGAACGACGCTGCTACCACGAGTACGAGGCGAAGTACCGCGCCCACATGGCGAAAAGGAAGGCGGCCAGTGGCTGATCCCGACGAGATGGACGCCGTTGCCATTGTCGACGTGACGGCCGAATTGATCGGCGAACGCCGCGCCGACTACCACGCCGGCAGGGACGATGGCCTACTCGAAGGCACCCGCCGAGTGCTCAACTCCGACGCGCTCGTACAGATTGCGTTCGAGCTCACCGTTCAGCGTGTCGTGAACGACGGAATGATTCAGGTCGCCGAGCAGCGTGAGAAGTTGCTCGCTCACTGGAAGGCCGAGGCGCAGTGGTGGCGAGAGGAGCACGACAAGGTTCACGCGGAGTATTGCGAGTTCGCCAAGGCGATCGAGCGGAAGTTCTGCCGATGAAGAAGTGCCGCTACAGTCAATGCCGCGTACCATTCGAGCCACGCTTCCGCTCGACGGAGGAATGCTGCTCAACGGAGCACGCCATTGCCTGGGCGCGCGAGTCGTCGCCGGAGCGATTGGAGCGCCAGAAAAAGCGTGCGACTGCTCGGGAGCGCAGCGAGCTACGTCGCGACAAGGCGAACGGACTGGAGAAGCTGAAGTCGATCAGCAAGCTCCTCGCCGAGGCGCAACGAGAATTCAATCGGTGGGTGTTGCAGCGTGACTATGGTCTCGGCTGCGTTTCCTGTGATGTCGGCTCGAACTACTCCGGCCAGTGGACGGCCGGCCATTTTCGGACGACTGCCGCAGCTCCGCATCTGCGGTTTCATCCGGACAATGCCTGGCGCCAATGCGGACAGTGCAACTTTCACAAGAGCGGCAACCTTGGCGAGTACCGCATTCGATTGGTTGCGAAGATAGGCGTCGAGCGAGTCGAGGCTCTTGAGAACGACAACCGCGCGTCGAAGTGGTTCCGAGACGAGGTAGTCGAGATTCGCAAGGAGTTCACTGCGAAGTGGCGAGCGCTGCGCACGGCGCGCGAGAGCAAGGCCGCATGAATCCGCAGACCTTCGTCCTACCGGCCGCGGCTGACCGCACCGACGTGCTCGGCAAGATTCTTCGCTTTGCGCACCAGCTCGGGGTCGACAAGCGATGGCGAGTGACCATCGAGCCGTTCAAGAAGACTCGTAGCTCGTCGCAGAACGCCTACCTCTGGGGCGCCGTTTACCCGCTCATCATCAAGGCCGCGAATCTCGACGGCTGGACGGCCGACGACGTGCATGAGTTTTTTCTGGGCGAGCATTTCGGTTGGGAGTATCACGAGGGCTTCGGCCGCAAGAAAGCCAAGCCGGTACGTCGTAGCTCCAAGCTATCGACCATCGAGTTCAACGAGCACGTCGAGTTCATTCAGCGATTCATGGCTGAGCGAGGCGTGTACGTGCCCGACCCAAACGAAGAACCGGACGAATCCAAGGCAGGGAGGGAGAAGCATTGAGCGGCAATACGGACGAGAGCAGCGTTTTACAACCTAGTTGGAGCAAGAGCAAATGAGAAATATTTCCCTAGCGGCCGTTGCCGTTTTCGCGAGTTTCGCCGCGAGTGCGCAAAACACGCTTACGTTCAGCGCCTCGACGACGACCGGCGACGGCTCTGTCGTGCCGGTGTTGACGTGGTCAACGCAGCCCGCCGCGCAGTCGTGCGTCGCGTCGGGGGCCGCTGACTGGGCCGGCGCAAAAGCCGCGAGCGGAACGCAAACACTGCCGGCCGTCTCGATCTCGCAAACATACAACCTCGAGTGCACTTGGCCGGGCGACGCGATCGAGACTCTGACGTGGACGAACCCCGGGCAGAACACCGATGGCTCGCCGTACACGGACCGAGGCGCGACCGTGATCCGCTGGCGCTTTGAGAACGATCCGCGCACTGATCTTGTCGGGCCCGGGCAGCAACTCGCCACGCTCTTGATCGCCCCGGCGAACGGGGGCGCCGTGCAGCTCGATCCGGCCTTCACCACGCACACCGTGACGGGCCTCACCCAGCTCGGCGAACAGCGGTTCGCGGCCTACGCGTGCAACATGCGCGCGGTTTGCAGCGAAGCGAGCAACCTCGCAGCGAAGCCGTTTACCGGCATGGTGACGGTGACGGAATCGGTCGGAATCACGGTGAACCCAGTGCCTGGGCCGATTACCGGGCTGGGAGCGCTTTAGGGACGCTGGCCGAAATGACGAAAGAGTGCGAGCGCTGCCGCGAATCCCAGCCCGAAGAAGCGTTCTATTGGCAATATGGAGGCGGGGGGGTACGGTACCGCGATCGCGTCTGTGCTCGATGCCGCCGCAGAGCTCAGCAGCAGCGCAAAGCGCTCCGCATAGCAGATCCGCTCGTTACCCGGTTCCTGAGACTGCCGATGACATTTGGTTTTGACAGTGGCACGCCTAACAATCGCGCCACATGGGAACCGAAGTCATCACAGGCATTGTGCGACCGCTCGGTGCTCGCATCATCGTCAAGCCGCTCGAATGGCGCCCGTCGGAGGTTATAGAGGTCGTCCGTAGTGGACGGCCCTTGCGTGGCGCAGTTGTTGCGGTAGGTCCGGGCGAGTATCCCAAGAAATATCGCAAGGACGCGAACGGCAATCGAACGTCATTCGAGTACTCGCGTCACTTCCAGCCGACTGAAGTCCGCGTCGGCGACATCGTCGAGCTCGGTGGCCTGAATGTCTTCGACGGCCACGGCTATCAGTTCTCCGAAATCGTCATCGGCACCGAGACGCATCTCGTGTGCTCCGAGAAGGATGTCTGCCTCGTGGAGAGCCGTCATGCCTAATCGAGAAAAGGGTGAGCCGCTGAACAAATTCATCGGCCGCTATATGCGTTCGAAGGAAGCTCGGAAGTCATTCCCGAATGCCAAGCAGCGGGTAGCAGTGGCGTATAGCACGGCCGAGAAGCGCAAGTGAGCGGCGGACGGCCTAGTAAGTATCGACCCGAATTCGCAGATCAAGCGGCGAAGCTGTGCAAGCTCGCCGCCACTGATCGAGAGATGGCTGACTTCTTCAAAGTCACCGAACAGACGCTCAACAACTGGAAGCTGATTCACAGTGAGTTTTTTGAGGCCCTAAAAACTGCGAAGGAAGAGGCCGATTCGAGGGTGAAAGAGTCGCTGTATCGCCGCGCGCTTGGGTACTCGCACGACGAAGTTCACGTCAGCAACTACGAGGGCAAAATTACCCTCACGCCGATCGTGAAGCACTATCCCCCGGATACGACGGCCTGCATCTTCTGGTTGAAGAATCGACGGCCGCAAGAATGGCGAGACATCAAGGCCGTTGAACATGGCGGCGCCGGTGGAGGAGCGCTGCAAATCGTAATTTCTGGCACCGATGCAGCCCTTTAGGCTCACAGCCAAGCAGGATGAAGCCAACCGCCTTCTAGCCTCAGCGGCGCATCACATCATGCTGTTCGGTGGCTCGAGGAGCGGCAAGACATTTCTGATCGTGCGCGCGATTGTCGTGCGAGCGTTGAAGGCCCCGAATAGTCGTCACATTTCGCTCCGGTTCCGGTTCGGCCACATCAAATCGAGCATCGTGTTCGATACGTTTCCGAAGGTAATGAAGCTCTGCTTTCCAGGCACGACCTACGATGTCAACAAAACAGACTGGTATGCGCGATTCCCGAACGGATCGGAGTATTGGTTCGGAGGCTTGGACGACAAGGAACGGACGGAAAAGATTCTCGGCAATGAGTACGCGACCATGCATCTGAACGAGTGCTCGCAGATTCCTTGGACAAGCCGAAACATGGCGGTCACGAGGCTTGCGCAGCTCGTCAATGAGGACATCGGCGATAAGGATGCGCTGGCGTTGAAGATGTATTACGACGAGAACCCCCCGGACAAAGGGCATTGGTCGTACAAGCTATTCAAGAGCCGACAAGATCCCGAGTCGAAGCAGCCGCTTCAGAATGCAGATGATTATGCGTGCCTCCAGATGAACCCAGAGGACAACGCCGAAAATCTAGCCGGCGAATACTTGCAGACGTTGCGCGGACTGCCGGTTCGGCTCCAAACGCGATTTCTACGCGGCGAGTTTCGGGAACTGGCCCCGAATGCGCTATTCGTGGACGAGACCCTCGATCGATGGCGCGCACTCGACGGCGTGCCCGAGATGGTCCGTATCGTCGTTGCGGTCGATCCGTCAGGTGCTGGGGATGACGACAATCAAGAAAACGACGAGATCGGCATCGTTGTGTGCGGTCTCGGCATCGACGGCAACGGCTACGTACTGGAGGATCTGACATGCAAGGTCGGCCCGGCGACGTGGGGGCGCATTGTCGGCCAAGCGTTCGATCGTCATCAGGCCGATGCGGTCGTGGCCGAAATCAACTTCGGCGGGGCAATGGTCAAGCATGTGATTCAGGTGGCGCGGCCGAAGACGCCTTTCCGTGAGGTGCGCGCGAGTCGCGGCAAGGCTGTGAGAGCTGAGCCAGTCTCGACGATGTGTGAAACGGGCACCGTTCGTATGGGGGGCGTTTTCATTGATCTGGAAGAAGAGCTCTGCGCGTTCACCACGCACGGATATACCGGTGCCGATAGCCCCAATCGAGCGGACGCCATGATCTGGGGGATGTCAGCACTATTCCCGGCCATTCTCGAATACCGCGAAAAGGCAGCGGCGCCCAAGCCGCCAGTTCGTGTGCAGTTCAACCGCAATCAAGGCTGGATGTCATGACCTTCGAAGCGCCCGAGTCTCGGACCGACACCGCGACGCATCTACGCGATCTCGAGCAAGACGCACCGAAGCCGACGAGTAAAGAGATTCGTGCGGCGATGATCCAAGCGGCCAAAGAGCTGGAGGACTGGCGCCGGCTCGCCGAGGACGCCTCGCGCGAGCTCGATGAGGCCGCGTCGATTCATATCAGCCAGCTCGCGAGCCAGTCGAAGGTCGATGAGATTCAGCGGCAGGTGAAGCTGACGCTTCAGGGCTTGGCGCAGAGGTTTCGAGCGAAGCTGTGAGCGCCGTTCCCGAAGACTTCGACCGCGACGCCACCTCTGACGAGGGGATATGGCGCGAGGCGGCCGAGCGCCTACGGATTGCCACTGCAGCCGAGTCGGAGAACCGCATCAATGGGCTTGCCGCGCTGGATTTCCTGTGGGGCAATCAGTGGGACGACGACATTCGGGACACGCGCAAGAACGACGGCCGTCCAGCCTTGACGATCAATCACACGGCGGTGCAGGTCAATCGGCTCAAAAACACACTGCGACAGCAACGGCCGCGCATCAAGTGCCATCCGGTCGGGGATGGGGCGGACGTTGACACCGCGATGGTCGTCAACGGCTTGATTCGGCACATCGAGGCGCTGTCGGATGCCTCGGTTGCCTATGACAATGGTGTGGGCTCTGCGATCGACATTGGCTGGGGCTACTGGCGGATCGTGAGCGAGTATCTCTATGAGAGAGGCGATCGTAAGGCCGGTGTAAACGACCAGGAGTTGTTGATAAAGGCAATTGCAAACACCTTCACGGTCTACATGGATCCCGCGGCGAAGCATCCGGCAGGGCTCGATCAGGATTGGTGCATCATCTCCGAGACGATGAAGCGCTCGGAGTACAAGCGCAAGTATCCGAAGGCTGCAAACGTCGACTGGCGCTATGTCGATGCTCCGGGCGACATGACGCTCGATTGGGAGAGCAAGGAAGAGATTCGTCTAGCCGAGTATTTTCGAGTACGCGAGCACAAGGACGTGCTCTGCCAAATGAACGACGGCTCAGTGAGGCTCAAAAGTGAGTTGCCGTCGCCCGAGGTGATGATCGCGGCGAACTATCGCATTGCCAAAGGCCAGGACGGCAAGGACATCACGCGCCCGACGAACCGCGTGGCGATCGAATGGTTCCGGCTGAACGGCAAGACGATCGTCGATCGCAAGGTGCTGCCGGGCAAATACATCCCGGTCATCCGCTGCGAGGGACAGGTCTCGGCCATCAATGGCCGAGTGAAGCGCAAGGGCATGATCTACGACATCATGGATCCGGCGCGGATCTTCAACTACACCGAGACGATGAAGACGGAGCGCTATGCGCTCGCGCCGAAGGCTCCGTGGGTCGGAGCCGAGGGACAGTTCGACGGGCATCCCGAGTGGAATGACGCGAATCAGAAGAGCTACAGCACGCTCATTTACAAGCCGACTCTTGATCCGACTGGCACGGCATTGCTGCCGCCTCCGCAGCGCACGCCGCCGGCTCCCGTCGAGGCGGGGATGGCGGAGTGGAGCTCGAGCGCCGAACGCAATCTCATGGCGGTGGCGGGAATGGCGCCGGAGAATCCCGACATTCAGGCCCGCGTCGTATCGGGCAACAAGTACCTGCAACGTCGCCAGGGTATGCAGGATCTCGTCCATTTCCAGTACTACGACAATCAGACGCTATCGATCGCGGCGACAGGCGTGATCTTGCTCGACCTACTGCCGTACTACTACGACACGAAGCGCATGCAACGGATCATCGGCGACGATGGCGTGCCGCAGGTCGTGCCGATCAATACGCCGCAGCCGAGCCCCGAGAATCCCGCGATTCAAACGGTCAAGAACGATCTGCAAGTCGGTCGCTACGACGTGGTGATGGACACCGGCCCTGGATACGCGACGAAACGCGAGGAAGCCACCGAGGCGATGGTGAATCTCTTGGGTACTCCGCTCGGTGAAGTCGTTGTCAAAACCGGCGCCGACATCGTGTTGCGTAATATGGATTTCCCAGGAGCAGATGAGTTAGCCGACCGGGCCATGGTCACGAATCCCGAAGCGATGCAAAAAGCGATGGAGAACCTGCCGAAGCAGGCTCAGACCATCATCGGCGCTCTACAGGCGCAGTTGCAGCAAAAGGATCAGGTTATCCAGCAGCAGGGGCTCGAGCTCAAGTACAAGGCGACGATCGAGTCGGCCAAGGTCGAAGAGCGTCGCGAGAAGACGGACAAGGACAATCAGACCAAGTTGCGCATCGCCGGCATCGACACGCAGAAAGCGCTCGCCATCGAAGATTCGAAGGCGACTACGGCGCGCGATGTAGCGGAAATTCACGGTGCGGCTCAGTTGCTCAATTCGCACATGGAGTCGCGCGAAGAAGAGAAGGAAGCGGACAAGCTCATCAGGGCGGGGACACAGGACAGTCGTCCGAGCGCATAAGGTATGCAGGTCGTCACGAACGAAAACATGATGGAGTTCATCGAGCACCGAAAGGTGCCGGAGTTCGTTCCGCCGACCGACGCCAAGCCCAAAGAATCAGAAACCGCGGAGCCGCAGAAGGCTGAGCCGGCGCGCGGTGAAGATGGAAAGTTCGTCAAGGCCGAAGAGGCAGTCAAAACCGAAGTTCAGACCAAAGAGGAGAAGGCGGCGCAAGCCGCAGTGACCGATGAAGAGGGCGATGCGGACTTGCCGGAGCGCGTGAGGCGCCAGATCGGCAGGAAGCATCGGGCGATGAAAGAGGCCGAAGAGTTCGCGCGCGAGCGCGACGCGGAGGCAGCGAGAGAGAAGCAGCGGGCAGATGCTCTGGAGCGCGAAATTCAAGCGCTCAAGGGTACGAAGTCAGGGCCCGCGCCGGCAAAGAGCGATGGCGCTCCGAAACCGGAGGACTTCAAGACAGTTGCAGAGTACGCGGATGCTTTAACCGACTGGAAGCTGGAAGAAAAGCTGAAGGCTCGGGACGAGGCGGACGCCAAGAAGCAGCAAGAGCAAGCGGCACAGCGACTCAATTCCGAGTTTTCCGAGCGCATCGCGAAAGCGATGAAGGAAATCCCGGACTACGAGGATGTTGTGTCGGCATCCGATCAGATCGTACCGCCAGTCATGGCGCAGTACATCCGGGAATCGGAGCTCGGGCCGCTGTTGGGCTACCACTTCGCCAAGCATCCTGAAGAACTCGAACGGCTGTCGAAGCTGTCGCCGATGCGCTCCGTTGCGGAGCTCGGCAAGTTGGAGACCAAGCTGGAGAAGAAACCGGAAAAGACTCCGGCTCCTGCGACGGTCTCTCGAGCCCCATCGCCCATCACCCCGATCGACAGTTCGTCGTCCAGCACGGTCACCAAAGATCCGTCGAAGATGACGTTCCAAGAGCTGCGTGCGCATCGGCAAGCCGAACGCGCATCCGGGAAGAGGGCGTGATGGACATGACAACCTCTTTCAGGAGCCACTTCGGTGTCAAACAATTTGCTGACGATCTCGTACATCACCAACGAAGGTTTGGTGGTGCTCGAGAACACGCTGATCTTTGCCGATAAGGTCGATCGGCAGTATTCGGACGAGTTCGCGATCAAGGGCGCCAAGATTGGCGCGACCTGCAACGTGCGGCGTCCGCCGCGGTACTTGGGCACGTTCGGCCCGGCGCTGAACGTCGAGGACACGAACGAGACCTACGTTCCGGTCACGCTCAACTATCAGTTCCACGTTGACGTGCAGTTCACGACGGCCGACTTGCTGCTGTCGATGGACTTGTTCCGGACGCGTGTGCTGAAGCCGATGATGGCGACGGTCGCGAACCGAATCGATTCGGACGGTCTCTACTTCGCGTATCAGAACACGGCGATGAGTGTCGGTACTCCGGGCGTGAGTCCGAGCGCCTATCTCACGTTCGCCACCGCGAATGCACTGCTCGACTCCGAAGCCTGTCCCGCGGACGGTGAACGATGCTGCATTCTCGACCCATTCTCTGCGGCATCGGCCGTCGATGGCGTGAAGGGGCTGTTCAACCCGCAAGCGCAGATCGGCGCCTACGTGAAGAACGGCTTCATCGCGAAGAACTTTGCCGGTCTCGACTGGTATCGCGATCAGAACGTCGTGAGCTTCACCACGGGTGCGCAGGGCGGCACTCCGCTGCTCACCGCGAATACTGGCGGTGCGTTCCTCACGACCGGCTGGGCGCAGTCCGGGCTCATTCAAACGAATGGCTGGACGGCTTCGACTGGCGTCGTCAAGGTCGGCGACATCATCCAGATTGCCGGCGTATTTCCGGCCAATCCGCAGAGCCGCACGCAGTACGGCAACAGCCTGAAGCAGTTCGTCGTGCTGCCGCCTGGCGGGTATACGCAGAATCCTGCGGGGGCCGCGACGCCGGGGCTCTCGTTCGCCCCCGCGACGCTGACGAGCGGTTCGTTCAATCAGACGACCGGCGTCTACACGTCGAGTGCGGCCGGTGCGTTGTCGATTCTGATCGGCGAGTGCGTGATCACGGGTGGTCAATTCCAGAACGCGGTCACGACCTCGGCCTTCACGGCGACTTCGGCGCTGACCGTCAACGGCGGCACCGGCAACGCGAGCAAGGTGAGCCCGCAGGGCATCGTGATGCACAAGACGGCTTTCGCGCTCGCGTTCGCGGACCTTCCGCTGCCGCGAGGCGTGGAAGAGGCTGCGCGTGCAAACGACTCCGAGATCGGCATGTCGATGCGCATGGTGACTCAGTACACCGTGAACAACGACGCCATGCCGACGCGGTGTGACGTGTTGTACGGGTACGCGGGGTTGTATCGCCAGATGGCCACCCGAGTGGCCGGCTAAAGGGAAAAGGAGAAAGAACATGCCTTCAGTGAATCCAGGTCCGGCGGTCACGCAGACGCCGCAGACCGTCGAAGTTCAGACGCCGGTCAGCACGAACAGAAATCCTGTCGTTCAGGGCTCCAATGCTCTACGACTGCTCGCCGTAGCCAAGGGCGTCAGTCTTGCAGGCACGGGCGATGTGGCCGCGATGACCGTCATCAACGCGACCAGTTACGTCGTGTCGTCCATCTTGGTCGGCAATGCCGTGGGCGGATCGGCGGCGGCGGCCAACATCACGATCAATGCCGGTCCAGGGGTGACGGGTCAGAACTTCCGTGCGGTTGGCGTCTTGGCGGGTGTCACGGGCCCAACGACGGTTGTCCCGCAGACGGTGCTTGTGGCTGCGCTGTCAGTCATCGTCACAAGCCAGACGGTCTATGTGAACAACACTGTGGCCGTGCCCAGCGTGACCGTGGATGTTTATTTCTACGGCTACGACCTCTCTGCCTAGTCCAATGCCCCGGCTTACAACCGGGGCATTTTAGGAGACTCACACATGCCCGGCCCATCAGACATTGCACGCGGAAACATTCAGCTCACCATGGTGCTGCAGGTGGCAATTCCCGCTGGCGCTCCGCTTTTGGCCAACACTGCGGAAGAGCGGACATATGCTGCTCCTGGCGTGCTTCCTGGAGACGTCGTCATGGCAGTCAACAAGCCGACGTTTCAAGGGGGCATCGGCATTGTCAATATGCGCGTTTCGGCCGCCAACATACTGGCAATCACTTTCGGCAATTTCACTGCTGCCACCCCCTCGCTGACCGCAGAGCCATATCTCGTCGTCATAGCGCGCCCGCAGAATCAGGCACCGCAGCCGACTGCGATCGTGTAGCCATGCACGACACACGTGCGTTCTTTCCGCTCTACACGCCGAGCACGCAGAATCCGAACGTTGCAGGAACGCTGGAGCCGAGCACGACTGTCGCCGCAACAGATGCAGCAAGCCCGAGCGATCGGTTCGCTGGCACGGAGAGCAACAACTTCGTCCAGTTCCAGATAGCGAACCTGTCAAGCTCGTGGGCTTACGTGAACTTCGGCGTTTTCGGCAATGTCGTTCCTGCAACCGTCGCGGACGGCTACCCGGTTGGCCCTGGAGCGGTTGTCGTAGTGACCGTGCACCCCGAAGTGAGCGGCGCCTCCGTCATTCTCGGTACCGCTGCGGCGACCGGCAATGTGATCTTCACCCGCGGCGGCGGCCTGTGATCAAGTCTCTGGGCGGCTCTGTGATCGGCGTAGCGGGCGGTGGCGCAGGCCCGCTCGATGCGAATGGACAGATCCCCTCAAGCCAGATTCCGGCGCCCAATCGGATTCTGGCCGCATACAAAACAGTCATCACGAGCCGCGTCAGCATCACAGCGCTTGCAGATGATCCTGAGCTGACTATCGCGAATGTGGTTGCGGGCACCTATGAAATCGAAGCCTTCGTAGCGGCCAACGCTGCCAACAACACGCCGGGCTTAAGTGCCGGCTTCAGCGTCAGCGACACGCCGGTATCGAGTTCTTACGTGCTGGGGCTCGCCGGTCAACAGGCGACGACGCTGAACATCACTCAGGTTCATGTACCCGCGATCGTTCCCGCGGGGCTCGCCTATACGCTCACTAACGCCAATATCACTGGCATTCATTTCCGCGGTTTCGTCACATTGGATGACACCGTGACGATCGCTTTCGCGTGGGCGCAGGCGGTGTCTGATCCGGGATTCACCGCTGTATTTCGCGGTAGCTGGCTGATGTTGCGTCGCCTAGGAAGTTAAAGCGAGCCGCAATGACGACCGCGCAGGACCTAATTATTGGCAGCCTGAGATTCATCAATCAATACTCCCCAGGCGAGTCGCTTGACTCTGCGGATGCGGACGATGCGCTTGAGACGCTCAACGATCTACTGGACTCGTGGTCTACCGACAAGATCAGCGTCTATGCGTCCAATGAGCAGACATTCACGTATGTCCCCGGTCAGTATCAGTACACGATCGGCAACTACGACGCCGGGACATTCGCTGGAACGCTGACGAACGGATCGCCGACGATCACCGCAGCCACGGTGCCCGCCGACATGATTGCGAACGGCGATCTGACGGGAGCTGGCATTCCCGAAGGCACGACGATCGTGAGCTTCAACGCCATCGCCAACACGGTCACGATGTCGGCGAATGCCACAGTGAGCGTGCCGCCGCAGCAAATCGGCTACACGATCCCCGGTGATTTCAAGATGCCGCGACCGTTGCGCATCACGAATGCGTTCACGCGTATCTACACGCAAGGCTCCGGCCTCGATTACCCGATTGAGATCGTCGATCAGTCGCGGTACGTCAACATCGGCTTCAAAGCGATTCAAGCGCCATGGCCGATTCTGCTTTGGTACAACCCGACGATGCCGCTCGGCACGTTATTTTTCTATCAGAACCCTTCGGACTCGGCTCAGCTATTTCTATTTTCCGACTACGTGTTGACGGTGTTCGCGGATTTGACCACCGAGGTTGCGCTGCCGCAGGGGTACGTCCGAGCGCTCAAGCGCGCGCTAGGACGCGACTTGGCGCCTGAGTACGGAGCGATTTGGACGCAGCAACAGGAGCGACTCTACAAAGAAGCGTACGACAACGTAAAAGCGCTCAACGCTGTGCCGACGCCGGTGAGCAACTACGACTCAAATCTGCTCATCCAAGCGCAGATGACCGACGCCGGGTGGTATCTCTACGGCGGTTTCAGATAGTGCCATGGCATACCGTGGCGGCGATTTCGGGTTCGTCGGTGCCGCCTACCAAGCGCCCGATATCTATCAGGATGCGCAGCGCAGCATCAACTACTACGTCGAGATATCCCAGGACGACAAGAGCAAAACCCCGACTGCGTTGCTCGGCTGTCCAGGGCAGCGCGCTCTGATCGAGCTTACGGCGGCAACCGAAGTCCGTGGCTTGTGGGTGCTACCAGGCGGAACTGACGCCATCGTGGTGTGCAGCGAAGACGTTTACCGAATCACGACGACCGTTCCCGCCACGCAGACGAGCATCGCACAGTTTTCGGCTTCGCTGATCTATTCAGGGCTACTGACGAATCATGGGCCGGTATCCATCCGCGATAACGGGCTGGGCGGCTACGCGGTGATCGTGGATGGGCCCTATGGTTATCTCGTCGAGCTCGCGACCAATACCGTAACTCAGATCACCGATCCGGCCTTTCTCGGGGCTGATCGCGTGGCGTTCATTGACGGTTGGTGGATCTTCAACCGTCCGGGAACGCAGTCGTTTTACACGAACGCGCCGTTGCCCTACACGATCACATTCGCTGGGGCGTTCTTCGCGCTCAAAGACTCGAGCTCCGACAACCTCATCACGCTCATGGAGAACAACCGTGAGTTGTGGCTGATCGGTGAGCGCACGTCAGAGGTTTGGTACAACGCCGGAGGGGCTAACTTCTCGTTCTCTCGGATCCCCGGAGTTGCGCCGCAGATCGGCTGTGCGGCTGTGAATTCGCTCACTAGAGTCGGCACAAACTTAATGTGGCTCGCGCGGAATGAGCAGGGCCAGAACGTCGTCGTTCGCACGAATCAATACAGCTACGAAATCATTTCGACGACGGCCATCAACAGCGCCATTGCTAGCTATCCGCTAGTTTCCGATGCGATCGGCCTGTCCTACGAAGAGGACGGCCATCTCTTCTATTTGCTCGTGTTCCCGACTGCCGACAAGACCTGGGCTTACGACGCAATGACCAACTTGTGGCACGAGCGGGCATCGTTCGACTCTGTCACCGGCACGTATCACCGCTTCCGCGGCAACTGCTTCATGAATCTGCAAAACCTGCGGCTCATGGGCGACTATCAAAGCGGCTACATCAATCTGCTGAGCCGCCAGGTGTATGAGGATAGCGCGCTTGATTCGAATGGCGCGCTGACGACTCAGCCGCTTGTTGCCGTGCGCCGAGCTCCGCACTTGTGGAGTCGAGAGAACCGCAAGCGGTTGTTTCACGCGTCGCTACAAATCGACTTCGCGCCCGGCGTCGGACTTCAAACAGGGCAGGGCGAGAATCCGCAGGCGATGCTTCGATGGTCGGATGACGGCGGCAGCACCTTCGGCAATGAGCATTGGACGACCATCGGGAAGGCGGGGCGCTACAAGAACCGCGCTCTTTGGCGGCGCTTAGGACATGCGCGTGATCGCGTGTACGAGATGTCGATTAGCGACCCCGTGAGCCGCGATATCGTCGGCGCGACGTTGTTCGCTCAGGGCGAGGTCGAGGCTGCGTAATGGCGCAACAGTTCAACAGGCTTCCGCAGTTCAACCAACCGCTCTCGCAAGCGGGAGTCACGAACAAGGATTGGTACTTCTTCTTTGTCGGGCTCTTCCAGGGGTTGGCGCCTGCGTTTGAGTCGTCGGTGACTCTAACGGGATCACCGTTCACGTACTCCGCTCCGGTAAAGGGCTCGGTGATCGTGAACGGCGGCACAGTCTCCCAAATTCGCTTTTCACGGGACGGCTCCACCTTCTATAATGTCGGTGCGACGAACGGCATGTTCCCCCTGAACGCTGCCGATCGGCTCGAGGTCACTTACAGCGTCGCCCCCGTTGTGACTTTCGTGCCGACCTAATGCCGACCCCTATCGGTTACGCCCCTCCGCAAAGTCTGTCCGGCTTCATGTCGGGATCAACGGCTGCTGGCAGTAGCCAGATTCCCATACCAGATTGGGCCGCTCCGCATATCTCTCCCGAAAAGTGGCAACAGTTGGTGGCGGAAGCCACTGCGGCGTCTCAGTCCGACACTCCGCCGGGAGCTGGAATGTCCTCGCCGGGGATTGTGAGGTCGTGGGGCCAAACGACACCCGAGCAGCGATTCACGTCGATTCTGAACGCGACGGCCGCACGAGCTTTGCCGCAAGGCGTCGTGAGCCCGTTCTCCCAAACCGGCACGAACATCGCCCAGCTCGGATTTCTAGGCGCCGGGATCGGATCGGCGCTGGCCAATATTGGCGCTGGTGCTGTGGCGGGCGCTGGCAGTAGCGCGGGTGGAAGCGCGTCCACGTTCCCGTTGGCGGCAGGCGGTCCAGTTTCGGTTAGCCCGCTCGCAGGCGGTGCGGCAACAGCAGCAGGCGGCGGTATGAATCCATTGCTCCTTTCAAGCCTCATCAGTGCAGGCGGCTCATTGCTCGGCGGCAAGATCCAGGGTGACGCCGCTGGCGACGCCGCGGACCTTTCGCGCGAAATGTTCCAAGCGAACCGCGAGCTACTGAATCCGTTCGTGCAGGGCGGTTATGCCGGCAACGCCAAGCTCGCCGATCTTCTCGGGCTGACTGAAGGCGGCAGCGGCGAACTGGTGCAGCCGTTCGACGCCGAGCGGTTCGAACAGTACAAGGACCCGGGCTACGACTTTCGTCTGCGCCAAGGCGAGCAAGCGCTGCTCAACAAAGCGTCGGCCGGCAGCGGAGCATTCTCCGGTGCCGCGATCAAGGATCTCTTGGCATACAACCAAGACATGGCCAGCACTGAGTATGGGAATGCGTTCAATCGCTACCAAGTGCAGCAAGGGAACATTTTCAGCCGCCTATCCGATATCGCGCGCTTAGGCCAGTCGTCGGCGGCCGGTGTGGGATCGGCCGGCACTCAAGCGGCGGCAACCGGTGGCCAGGCGATCATGAATCAAGGTAGCGCGTACGGCGGTGGAGTCGTTGGCGCGGGCGGTGCGGCGGGTGATGCAGCTACGAACTATTGGCTGTTCAACACGCCAGCCGGACGTGCTACGTGGGGAGGGGGCTAGCCATGCCAGAACCTGTCGGTCTGCATGTTCAGCGCCGCGACCCGCTTGAGCGTCTCTCGTCGCTGCTGTCAGTGCAGCGCAGCCGCACCGCGTTGCAGGTTGAGCAGCAAGAACAGCGACAAAAATCCGCGCTCGCCTCGTATGACTGGAATAGGCACGTAGGAGCCGATGGCACGATCGATGTGCCATCGCTCAACGATCCGGAGCTGATGTCGGCTGCGGGCGATCAGTATCAAAGCGTGGTGCAAAGCGCGATCAGCATGAAGGAGCGCCAGCTTGCCGCACAACAATCGCTGGTGAATCTGCGCAGCTCACAGCGCAGCGAATTCGCGACGATGATGAATGCTCTGCGCAGCGACCCGGACGTGGTGAGTGACACGCCCGAGGGTCGCCAGAAAGTCACGCAAGCGATGGTCAACTTCGGCGAGATTCACGGCGAGGATGCGCTCCCGGTTCTGAAAGCGTATGCGCCGTTTGTGCAAGCCTCGCCGTCGGGCAAGCTCAGAGACACGCTGCGCAACATCGGATTGCAGGGCGCCAGCATTGAATCGCAGTTGGGCGCCCAACAGCCGGTTCTCACCGATACTGGGGCCGAGCTCAGGAACATCAATCCTAACGCGATACCGACAGACCCGATTGCGAAGGAGCTCGCGCCCGGCGCTGAAATCCTCACAGACGCGAAAGGCGCGCAGTTCGTGTTCGACCGGCAAACCAATACCGTTACGCCGGTGGGACAAGCCGCACCGCCTCGAGGTGTGCCAGCGCCGCCGAGCGCTCCTCCGTCTGCGCCGAGCTTGAGCTTCACTCAGCCGCAGTTCGTTGGGCAACCCGAAGCCGTCAAACAGAATCAAGAATACATATCGCGTGTGCGTACTGCGGCCGACGCTGTGCCAGAGCGGCTGAATAACTCCGGCAGTGTGATCAACATTCTCGATTCGGGCGCGGAGACTGGACCGCTCGTGTCGAGGTTGCAGAGCTTGGGATTTGTTGGCCAGTTTACTGGTGACAAGATTCAAGAGATGCAGAAGTACCTCGCCCGCGACAGCATCGCCGCGATGGCTGAGATGGGGGGATCAAGCGACGCGCGTCTAGATGCAGCGGCTCACGCGATGGGGACGACTGAATTTAACCCCAAGGTGCTGCGCGAAATTGCCACGATTAATTCGGCCACGGCGCGCGGACTGAGCGATTATCGGCAAGGGCTCGAGATCGCCGCTGGCGGCGATAAGCCCGACTATAGCTCGCCGCAGATTCCGTTGTTTCGTCGCGAATGGCAGCAGAATGCAGATCTCACTGCGCTTCGTGTCCAGGACGCCCTCGCCCGCGGTAAAGAGGATGAAGCGCGCGCGTTGCTCAAGGACCTTGAGCCAGCGAAACGTGCCGCGATCGGCAATAACCTCGCCAATCTGGAATCGCTGACCGAAACGGGGCGGTTGCCGCAGTGAGCAAAAAAGCGAGCCAATTCGCGGCCGACCTCATTGCGGAGATCGACGGCGACGAACCTCCGGCCGTTCCTCAGCGAGCGAGCGAGTTCGTTGCGCAATTCAACGCCGAAGCCGCTAATGCCAAACCCTTTGTGGGACCCATCGAGCAAGCCCCATTCTCAGGCCCACGCGAAGAGGATGCGTTGCCGTGGTGGAAGCAAGGCTTCGACACGCCACCCAATGCGGCACTGACTTCGGGCAAAGATATCGTGCGAGCCGGAGTTGGGGTGGCCGATCTAGTCGCCTCCGGGGCTTCGGCCGCCAGCAATCAGCTTGCCGGCACCTTGGCTGGGGTGATCGGCGCTATTGATCCGAACGACACATACGAGGCCGCACGAGCTCGTGAGCGCGGACTTCCTTATCGCGAACAAGGGGCCAACCTAAAAACTGGTGGTGGCAGGGAATTGGGAGCTGCTGCCGGTGAAGTCATACAGGCCACGGGCATTCCACAAGTGGCGGGTCCGGTTCTGGAGGCCGCTCAAGAGCATTTCCCGGTCATCTCGGACTTGGCCGCCTCGGCTCTCACCTTGGCACCTACGACCCGGTTAGTTCGCGGCGCCCCCGACACTCCTGTGAGAACGATCTACGGTGAGTCGGGCGAGGTGCTCGGCCGTGAGGCGATTCGCCCCGATGCTCCCATACAACTCGGCGCGAGCGGTGGTGGCGCAGCGGCCCGTAGCGTCGACCTGAACCAGATCCGAAGCCCCGAGCTTCGCGCCGAGCTTCGTGCCAAGGCCGCGGCCGGCACGCTGAAGCCAGAAGTGGCCGAAGCGCACATCGCGGCCGACCAGCTCGATTTGCCGCCGTTAACCCGCGGCCAAGCGACCGGCAATCCGGCCGATATTTCCCGCGAGCAAAACTTGCGCGGCACGGATGACAGGCTGCGGGCACGATTTACAGCCCAGAACGAAGCGATGGTCGAGAAGCTCGACGACATCCGCCGCGAGACCACACCGAACGTTGTGGGCAGTGACGTTATACAGAACGGCCAAACCCTCGTGGACAGCTACAAGGCCTACGACACAGACGTGCGCGCGGATATTTCAGCCAAGTACTCCGCGTTGCGTGAAGCGATGAAAGAAACGGGATCGACGATCGACCATCAAGCCTTCGGCGTCATGGCCGAGAATGCGCTCCGCGAGTCGGGCAAGACGCACTGGCTCCCTGCCGAAGTTCGCTCGCTGATGAACGACGCCAAAGAGGGAATGACGTTCCGTGACTTCGAGACGATGCGCACGGTTCTAGCGAGCGCGGCACGTACAGCGGAACGACAAGGCAATGGCAACGCGGCAGGCGCTATCAGTGCAGTACGAAGCGCGCTCGAGGAGCTACCTCTCGCAGGCCCCGCAGCAGAAACGTTAAAGCCGCTTGCAGATGCGGCGCGCACGGCCGCCAAGAGCCGCTTCCGTAGTATCGAGCTCGATCCTGCTTACCGTGCCGCCGTGGACGATGACGTACCGCTAGGCGAGGCGTCCGCGCTGGCCGATAAATTTGTCGATCAGTACGTGATCCGGGGTCGTGCCGCCAACATTGCCCGTATGCGTCAGACGCTGGCCGATGACCCGATGGCTGGCGAGACGATCACGGCTGGAACGCTGAACTACCTGAAGCAACGGGCCGTGCCGTCAACCGGGAACTTTGCGGCTGCTCGATACAACGAGACGTTGCGCGAGCTTGACCCGCGGATGCGAGAGTTACTACCTGCCGAGACCGCTGAACAGCTACAAGCGCTAGGTTCGTACGCACGGGCGACCACCGCGCAACCTCGAGGCTCGTTCGTGAACACATCGAACACGGCGACCGCGTTGCTCGCGGAGGGCGCTCAGGGCGCTATGGAAAGCGCAGTGATGGCGAAGACGGGCATCCCGATCCCGATGATCCGCAACTATGTCGAGAGGCGTCGTACCACAAAGTACGTGGACGAGGCGCTAAAGCCTGGAGCTGGACTCGACGCGCAGCGATTGAATCAGTTGCTTAGGCCATCGCGAGAAACGCAATGACGCACCGCGGCGTCCTGCGATTTGTCTGTGACGGAGGGCGGTCGTTATGACAACCGTCCTATCCCCCGCTGCCAAACAGCAGTTTTTCGACAACAACGGTCGCCCGCTCGTAGGGGGCAAGTTATTCGTATATGAGGCGGCCACGACAACGAAGGCGACGACTTACACGAGCTCGACTGGCCTCACTCCGAACACGAATCCGATCATTCTCGACTATCGCGGCGAGTGCAGTCTGTGGGTGGATCCTAACGTTGGCTACAAATACGTGCTTGCGCTTGCAACCGATACGGACCCGCCGGGGTCTCCCATTTGGTCGGTTGACCACGTCACGAGCTCGCAGCTCATAACGCTCTACGGTGGCGTTGATACGGGCAGCCCCAACGCCTACGTGCTGAATTTCACGGCGAACTTCGATTCGTACGTGGACGGCACAGTCATTTTTTGGATTCCATCCAATACCAACACGGGCCTCGCAGTCACGATCAACGTGAACGGGCTGGGACCTGTTGCGATCACGAATCAGGACGGCTCAATCCTGAGAGCGGGCCAGCTAGTCGTCAACCAGGTCGCTCAGATCATGTATCGCGGCACTGGGTTCGTGCTGCTTGTGTCGGGGCTGGCGGCCAGCCTGCAAGAAGGGTCGTGGAACCCAGCATGGACTGGATTCGCGGCGCTCAGCGCTCCGGTCGGAGTCATGGACTGGCAAATTACGGGGCGTGTCGCCACGCTTGAATGGGCGGGCGCTCAGGGCACATCGGACGCCACAACGATGACGATCACGAACGTGCCAGCAGAAGTCATGCCCAACATCAGCGTCGGCGACCCGACCATTGCCACGGTACTGATCGACAACGGCTTGCGCGTGCTCGGGTGCGTCGGATTTTCGGGCGGCAGCACACTAACCTTTTTTGCAGGTGTCAATCCGTCTGGCTTCACTGCCGGCGGCAACAAGGGGCCCCCATTCGCCTGGACTATCACGTATCCGCTGGGCTGATTGATGAACCTCTCGCCGCTACCCATCCAAAAGTTTTGCGACAACAACGGTCGCCCGTTGGTCGGTGGGCTTTTATTCACGTACGAGGCCGGAACGACAACCAAGGTTGCGACCTATACGGATGCTTCCGGCCTGTCGGTCAACACCAATCCGATCGAGCTCGACTATCGAGGCGAGTGTCGGGTGTGGCTTGATCCGCTGCTGTCGTACAAGTTCACGCTTGCGCCAGCTGGCGATACAGATCCTCCGACCAATCCGATCTGGACTGTGGATGGCATCACTATCAACTGGCTCACGCAGCAAATCATCGGCGAGATTTTTTATCCTAGAACCGCCGCTGAGATTGCTGCAGGCATCGTGCCGATTAACTACACCGTTCCGCCATACCCTATCAATCCGTTGCGCTACGGCACGAACACGACACCAGGCTCTACCGACATGACGGCTGCTATCCAGGCGGCGATGGATGTTGGAGCCGAGGTTAGGGCTGCTGTGTACCTGCCTGCGGACGCAGGGGAGTGTCGAATCACGACCAACATCACAGTTTCCAACGGCCGCTCCGGGTTGGTTGGCGACGGCAAGGGATTGAGCCTTATCTTGGCAGACAACTGCTCCGGGTTTTCGTGCGCAGCTGGGCTATCGTTTTTGACCTTCCGTGGATTCAGCCTGGCGCATGGAGTGCGGTACACGACAGCTCCGAATACGCATATCGGAATTGGGTTGAACGGCACCACCGCCAGCAAGTGTCAGCAGCCGGTGTTCGAGGATTTATTCATCGACGGCTTTAACACGGCTATTGATTTGGGCTGCACCGACTCTGCGCTGATCGACGGATGTTACGGAAGTTTTCTCTTGAAGGGCGTGAAGTCCAGCGGCCAATCGCTTCTCAATACGATCGCAAACTCTCAGTTCGTTGGGGGAAACGATGCCGGCAGCCGCGGCTTGGAAGCCGGGGACGGAGTGCTGAACCAAGAAGGTTGGAAAGTCCATCACAGTACCTTTTTTGGGTTCCAGCGCGGGATTCAGGGCTTCGCCGTACTCAGCTTCGTTATCGAAAATAACGAACTCGATTCGTGCGGAGACATCGGCGTTTTCCTCTTTTCTTCTGCTACAGCCCCGTCGTACAACAACAAGGTTTGTGGTAACTACATTGCACTCGCAGCTGGGGCAACGGCCAATTCCGGAATTCTCGCAGTCAACGATCATGCTTCATCTGGGCAAAACGGGAGCATCTACGAAGGCAACGAAATTGTTGTGTATCCCACGGGCACAGTCGCATACGGCATCAGCCTAGAGGGCACCCACGACGAAAAGGCCGTCATCCTCGCAAACCTGATCGCCAATGCTTCAACTGCTGATATTCATCTTGCCGCAACCGCTACTCAAGCAATTGTGAGCGACAACCAGTGCTACGGCGCTGGCTATGCGCTTGATGTTGGCTCAAACCCGTCGTTTGGCGCTACGAACCGCGGCACCGTACAGAGTCCTCTTGTGGTAGATGCTGCGTCGGCTGCTGCGCTCACGCTTCCTGTGGGACCGCGCTTTTTCAACATCACAGGCACAACCAACATCACGTCGATCGTGACCGCCGGGCTACTGCCGGGGATCTACGTGCTTCAGTTTGCTGATGTGCTGACGTTCACGGACGGTAACAACCTGCTGTTGTCTAGCAATTTTGTCACATCAGCTAACGACACGATCACACTGCTTTTCGATGGTACGAATTTTCGCGAGGTCGCTCGTTCTGTGAACTGAGCTGTTCAATAACGGCCGTACGATTGCCTAAGAGAAGAAGACCAATTCCTCGGTGTATCCTCGACGTGTCCAACATGGCGATCTGGTGCGCCGATATTTCCGCGTTAGATTGGCGACAGTGAAGCCGTTCGATTCGTGATTGATAGAAAGCAGCGTTTTGGCTCTCTCCGAAAGAGAGTTTATGTACTGCTCGGCGACGTAGAGGTCTAGCTCGGTTAGCGAGTCCACGTTGAGGGCTAGGTCAAACGTGGTGTGGTCCGAGAAGAAGTCTTGCGGCAACTGGAGACAGAAGTCGCCACGCTCTGGGCTGATGGCGAAGGATGTCTCGCCCAGTGTGCGGCCCAAAAAATAGCTTTGCGCAACGATCGAAATAGGGACATCGACGATCGTGTAGCGGCGGATGCCCATGACTCTGGCATAGAACGCAGTGCGGCCGAGGCCGCCGCCGATTTCCACAACACGCGGATTGTCGATGCCGGCTACTAATTCGCAGATGCGCCAGGCTTGGTACATGGCCTGGGCTGCGCGGTAGGAGAGTATGCCGCGGCGCGTCTGTAGGCCGTATTCCTTTGGGTAGGGGTTGGGGATCGGCAGTTCGACGCCGAGGCGGTGCTCAATTGCATCCAGTATCTCGTCTGCATCTGGAATAGGGCGCGGTCCACGCAGACCATAGCTCTCCGGGTTCTCGAGCCGGATCACGTCCATGGCTTCGGCGAAGCAGAGAAGACTATCGAGCGCTTGAGCCGGGTCGTTGATGTCCTCCAATCGAGGGGCGGCCAGCAACGACTTCGATAAGTTCTCGAAGCCGTAGAAGAGATCCGAGGAAGCGGGGTTTTGCAGGAGTGCTGCAACGCTCCCCGCGCTTCCGTGCATGAGAGCAGCATGGAGATCCGTGTGCAGACTGTTGTAGAAGTCGCTCCACATGGATTCGCCGAATACTTCATGAGAGAAGGAACGGTAGGAAGCGATGATTCTGGAAACGAGCTGGCTGTCATCGACAGCTTCGCCTACAGCCCTGCCCGCTAGAGCGCGGCGCAAATATCGCGAGCGGCGATGGAATCTATATTCGAAGTTTCGACGGCCGACTGCGACGGTAAGTAGCCAACGGGCCAGCCGCGCGAACAGTCGGGGCATTATTCGCTCGGCAAAGGCAAGAACGGAGAGATGTTTGTCAAACACGAATACTGCCGCGACTTGCGGGTTTGCATCTTAGCCGTGGGCTATTGTCGCTAGCAATACATCTGGTCGCTCCTGACTAGGTCTCGTACTCAATAACCCCAAGAGGAAAGTTGGTTTTGACATTGATGCATCTAACAATACTGCTCAAAGGAGCGATGGATGACATGGCGACACTTCGAGGAATTCAAATGCCGCATTACGGTGGCCGCGCCATATATCTCGCGCTGTGGTTCCTGATGCGGAGGGCGGTATGAAGCTCTACGACCTCGCGCAACGCTTCGTTGGCATGGCCGAACTCGCGGGCGACAAGCACAACGGTTTCATCTCGTGGGCGCACTCGCTTTGCGGCCTCGATCCATCGACGCCGGACGAGGTGCCATGGTGCTCGAGCTTCGTCAATGCCTTGGCATGGATGCTGCGGCTGCCTCGCTCGAAGTCGTCTGCGGCTCGCTCATGGCTCAACGTCGGCCGTCCAATCGAGATTGACCTGGCAGTCCCTGGCTTCGACGTAGTGATCCTGAAGAGAGGTACAGGACCGCAGCCTGGACCAGAAATCACTTCGGGCGCTCCAGGCCACGTCGGGCTATTCGCTGGCATTGATCAGTCCGTCGTGCTCGTCCTTGGTGGCAACCAATCGAACAGCGTGAACATCGCGCGCTATCCGATCAACAGCATGCTCGGAGTAAGGCGGCTGTCATGAACCTCGGCCGACTAATTGTGATGTGGCTCGACGTCCGGCCCATCAAGCGCTGGAAGGCGCATAGGCAAGCAAAGAAAGCGGGGCAGGCGCTACCACCTGCCGAGACAGAGGAACTACCCATGAATAGTGCAGTGTTGACCCAAATCGTGCTCGGCCTTTTGCGCCATGCGATGACCGCCGCAGCCCCGCTCGGTTTCGTGCTATCCGATAACGCGCTGATGGAGCTGGCAGGCGTCATCGTGACGACCATCGGTCTCGCATGGATGGCCGTCCGCAAGGTCAAGACGCCAACGCCCACCTAGTTATGAAACTCGGAATCACGACAGTCTATGGACTTGCTGGCGCGGTCGCCGCGATCGTTGTGTCAACGCTCGCCTTCGATGCGCGCTATGAGAACGAGGTCAGCGCGCAGCAGCAGCACGACCTACTCGCCGCCGACCGCGAGGACGGAGACCTACGAACCCGACGCGATCTGATCGAGATCAAGATCCAGAGGCTGAAGGACATCTCGGCGCTGCGCGAGCTCACGGAAGCGGAGCGGATCGACTTGCGTAGCTTCGAGGCGGAGAGGGCGGTATTGCTGTCGCGGCTGGCGAGCAAAGGTTAGCCGCGCGGCACGCCGTCTAGGCGACGATACCGCCGCGTGTATCGGACGACGTAGCTGTCGTCTCGGCGCTCCATCTCCGATTCGATCGGCCACCATTCTAGCAATGGCAGATTGTCGAGCCACAGCGTCTCTACCGGGCTCCCTAAGACGGTAACGATCCGGCAGCGTGCCTTGATGTCTGCCAGCGTCAAGCCCGGCTCTGCGCCGTCCAGGGTGGCGCGCACCTCGCTCTCGAGCTTCCCCACCATTTCAGCCGCAGCCGTGTCGATCAACTCTTTGAACATCATCGTTGCCATAAACTTGTGCCTCACTCATCTTCGTCGTCTGGCCACGGTGGTACGGGCGCCAACTCATGGCAGTGCGGGCAAGTCCAAAACGTCGCCATCTTCCAGCCGACATTGATCGCCCCGCCGCACTTCGGGCAATCGAACTCTTTTCCTGTTGGCGTCTCCCGAACCACAGCCTCACTCAGAGCGATCATCAAAGTCTTCAGCATACCCCGCGATGCGCGGATGATCCGCTGGGTTAGTGCTGCGTTTCTCTACGACAGAATCACCGACAGCGCCGAAGTCGCGCACGTCGAGCGGGCGCGTCTTGTAAAGCTGGAACGCTAGCCCCCTGAGTGCGTCGTACATCGTGGCACCGATCGAATGGTGATCCTGATAGCTGAGCTGTAACGGCTTACCTTCAAGGTCGTCTCGCTGCCGGACTTCAATGCTGCTGTTCAATCTGAGCAGAGCGTCATCACGTCCCTGGCGAGCCCCGGCTAGCCGCTCATTCAGCTTCTCGTTCTCGACCTCCAGGATCGTGTTGCGCTGATCGAGACTGTCTAGTCCGGAGACAGCCGCCGCAAGCCGTAGGTTCAGCTCAAACAGCTCACGCATGGCGTTGTCGCGCTGTTCAACTGTTTCGCCTAGTCGGCTCTCTTGCTGAATTAGCCGGAATGCGATGGCCTTAAACCGCGCTTCGGATTCCTCGCTCGGCGCGTACTCGGCGCAACCACGCAACCACTCTGCGTCATCGTCGGCTTCGCTCATGCTCCTAACCCCGGCTTGATTGCATCCCATAGCTTCTGGTGAGCCTCTAGCCTTCGCGCTTCGGTGTGCTGGTCGACTGTCGGATCGGATAACACCGACCAAGCCTGCCTAGCGCACTCGAATTTCTTGCTCATGATGTGGTTGTTGGCAATCATCTCGTTGTAGTCGGCGAGCACCCTGGCAAACTTCACGCCTTCGCTAAAGGCTGCGTCGCGCGCGGCGGTCAACTCCTTTGTGAGCCCGTCTAGCTTGGAGGAAAGCTCTTTGATTGCGGCTGCGTGATCGGCCAGCGTAACAACCTGTTCGCACTTGGTGTGACAGTCGTCCCGCACCGCGTGCAGATCGTTGTAGAGGACGGCTTGTACTTTAAGCATCGGAGTCTCCGGTCGTCTCGCTCATTGGGGTCATCCGCGGGCATGGCAGCCCAGTGTTGCCGTGATACTCGCCGCACACCAAGCACACCTCGTGATCGAAGCGAGGATGGAAGCGCGGCAGGTTATCTGGCCGCTTAATCGGCGCTCTAGTGATCGTTTGATGGCCGCACATCGCGCACTCAACGCCGTTGCACCCGGTCAGCGTCTCGCCGCAATTCCCGCAGTAGTTACTCACTCGCGTCTCCAGTAGGCGCGCTCTTGAAATCGTGGAAGTGTCCGTGCCCGGGCCACTTGTCGGCCCGTCCGCAGTAGCGGCCTTGCTCGACGTGGTAGCAGTACGAGCCGCCGTTGAGAACCTTCTGCGTCTCGTCCACTTGCGGACTCAGGCGCGCAATCAGAATGCCGTGGTGCGCGGGCTCGCGGCCGTGCTCGACAGCAGATAACTCCGGCGCCGAGCAGCCCAGAACCTTGCTGGCCTCGCGTAACGACAGGTCGGCGGCGATCCGCGCGTCGCGCACCTTACGCCCTTCAATGAACAGCGAGTGCTCGTAGGCGGTTATGGTGCCCTTGCCGTCGCATCGACTGCACGGCCGCTGCTCGACACTGCAACCGGCTTCGCCGCGGTTCACGAACACGACGCTTGGCTCTTTCCGGCCCTCACACTGCGGACAGGTAACGTCAGCCATTTTTGCAAGGCGGATGCGCGACGACGGGATGCGGCCCCGCGTACAGACGCGCGTCTCGAGCCTCGTCCCAGAGCTCAATGCCGGGTACGCCGGCGTAGATCCCGTTCGCTTCGACATACGGTGCGGCGACCATCGTCATTACTCGCGCGAGTCTTCCCGAGACTCTTTCCGGTCGTACATGCAGCCGCCCAAAACGACGGTGCATCGGCCGAGCTCTGTGCCGTCCTTGTTGACCGCCGTTCCGCCGTCGTCGTCGGCATCGGGTATCCACACGTCCTCGATGGCCATGACTGGCAGGATCGTGCAGCCATCGGATTCGCGGTTGTCCACGAACGAGGCTTTGTCGATCGCCACGCGGTGACGGCCGCAGCCCTGCTCGATGAGGGCGCCCAAGCGTTTGTGCAGTTGGTTCAAAGTCATCCGTTCCTCCGAGACGGGTCGGCTTTGCCCGCCTTCTCGAACACCGCGCGGCGGAAGTCGTCACAGAGCTGCGCTAGCGTCTCGGCGTCGAGATCGCCGAGCGGGTGTATCGGCGCTTCGTGCCAACCATCCTGGCGCTTAACGGGCGGCATGCTCTGCCTGACGTAGTTCGGCACGGTGAACGGCTGAAGCTCGACGTTCTTACTTGCCATCGGAGACCTCCAGATAGGCGGCGGTAATTCGTTTCGGCAACAGGTTGCGCAACTCGGGGAACGTGCCGAGCACCATCGGCCACAAACCATCCGGCGCGCCGTCATCTTGGCCTGTGCGTGCGCCGCTGCAGCGCCCGACGCGGAAGGCGTAGATGACGGCAGACTCGACGAGCTCGGCCTGTTCGTCGGTAAGGGGAGGCTCGCCGCGGCACTCCGGCGCGCAAGGGCCGTTTACCATGTGCCCGCAGTCGCATCGCTTAGCCACGGGAGTCCTCCGAAGACTCGGGATCTGGAATGCGAAGCGCCCAGTAGCCGTCGTCGCGATGCACCCACTCGCCGAAGTTGATCGACTTGCCGTCGCGCTCCACTTCCACGAATCGCGGCGCGTCGTGACTCGGCGGGCCGTCGAAAACGATGTCGATGGTTTTCACTTCGGCTCCGCGTCAAAGACCGTATCGGGTTGCCCATACACCGAGCGCACCGTCATGTGCTTGAACCCGATCTCGTCGCCCAAGGCTTGCCACGCGGTGTTAGCGCGTTCCTGCGGCGACGTAGGCATGCCGCACTGAAGCGCAACCAGCGGGATCGGTTGGCACGCCTCCAGAAGCTTGCGGTGCTGTTCGGGCGTCATCGTGTAGCGCATTTCAAAAACTCCCGTTTACCTTCGGCGTGGCTTCAATTCTTTGAACAGCTTCGAGCACGCCTTCTCGTCAGCCGCTGCGAGGTAGCCGAACAAGCAGCGGATCAGGTCCGGCACTTCCTCTAGCGGCAACGCGAAGTCTCGTATCTCTAGAGACGTGAGCGCGCCTGGGGGCGTGTATTCGATACGGACGCCATTACCAGGAATGCGCGCTACCGAGATTCGTTTTTGCAGCACAGATTTACCTCCCCTCGCGTTTCATTTGCTCAACCAGCTCGTAATACGCTGTCCGCCAGATGTCTTGTGAAGCCTTGAAGCCGCGCTTCCAGCCGCGGTCATCCGCGATGATCCAAGCGTAGCGAACGGCGGCGGCGACCCAGATAACCGCGAGAGCGCAGAAGAAAACTATTGTGCTTGCCTGCATGTCAGACGGCCTCGCTATTCGCGTAGTCGGGGTGCTTCGTCGTCATGTGCCGCTTCAGGTCGCTGAAGGAGCGGGTGCAGCAGGGGCACACGCCGTGCGCGACGCGCTGCTTGATCTTCGTCTTGGCCGCTTTCTCGGCTCGGCGCTGGGCTTCCTTGCGGTCACGGTCAACGCGCATGGTCGCGAGCTGATCCTCCTTGGATGCCAGCAACCGCTTGAGCGCTTCTTCTTTCGACTCCCCTGGGTAGTGGTTCGTATTGCCGCAGAACGTGCAGTAGAACAACTTGTGATTCCTCTGGAGCTCGAGCATCTGCTCGTGGCCGAGGTACACGATGTGACCGCATGCGACCATGCGAGTCGAATGAACGGTCGTCTCTTCAGTAACGGTTGTGCTCACCATAAACGCCTACCTTTGTTGCGTGCGCCGAAGTTCGGCAACCGACAGCGGGCCTATCGGAACCGTCAGCGCCAGCCACGCAAGGCGGTGCGGTGCGGCTCCACACGAACACGCAATGGCAACGCCATCGCGGAACCGCGGCGGCTTGTAGCAGCCCGTGCAAAGAATCGGTCGCGGGTCAGGCGGAAGGCGCCCACGAACACCCGTTGACACCCGTGCGCGCTTGTTGGCACGGCGCGACCGCCGTTTCTTCGGTGCTACCGTTTCAAAATCAACAGCTTGGCCGTTGAGCTTTTTCGCATTCGCAATGCGGAGGTCGAGGGTTCGATCCCCTTCTGCTCCACCAATGTTTTCGCCATTCATAGCTAGCCTCTTTTTTGTAATGCGGCGCTACTCTTCAGAAATGCGGCGCTTCTCGAAGTCCACGACGTTGTAGCTTTCTTGCGAATCGCGCTCAAGGATCGCCTTGCCGACGTTCAGCGATGTGGGCGAAAGGTGCGCGTAGCGCAGCGTCATCCGGAAGTCTTTGTGACCGGCCCACTGCTGCACCTTCACGAGATCCATGCCGGCCTGCACGAGCCGCGAGATGCACGTGTGCCGGCAGATATGCAGCACCACGTCGAGAATCTGCGCCTTGTTGCGAACCAGCCGGAAGTCGTGCGTTAGCCGGTCCTTGAGGTTCTTCAGTTCGGTGTCGCGCACTTCCTTGTTGGGGTGATGCGCGTCCGCGGTCCATGATTGCCACCACTCGTCGCGCAGTAACTTGTCGAGCGCTTCACGAGCTCGGGCCGTTAGCGGCACCTTGTTGGACCCGCCGCCCTTGCGGTCGCGGAAGATCACGCCATCGGTCGTTACGTCGCCCGGAGTGACCTTGGCGAGATCCGACACGCGCGCCGCGGTGTCGAGCAGGAACGTGATGACGTGCCGCATGATCCGACCGCGGTCGCCGAGCTGATCACAAGCCGCGAGCAATGCGTTTTCTTCGGCCCTCGTGAGATAGCGCTCTCGCGTGTTGTCGATCGAGATAGACGGTTTCTCGGGCAAGACGGCGAGCCATCCCTTGATCTTGGCGTGGCGCAATGCCCGCATGAGGCAGGTGAGCCGGCGAGAGATCGTGGCCTCAGCAAGCCCGCGATCCCGCAACTCTTTGACCCAGCTCTCGATGCGGTTGTAGTCGATCTTCTTCAGCACCCAGTCGCCGATCTCGCGCTTGACCTGATCAACCAGGGACCGTTGCGTCTTGGAACCTTTCTGGCGGCACCACTCGGCCTCCCAGTTGGCCTCGAGCGCATCGGACACGTTTCTTCTTCTTAGCAGCATCTCTGTGCCCTCCTCGAACGAAGGGTTGTCGATTGCTGCTTCGATAGCAATACGGCTGAAGCGGGTCACGCGGTCGGAGTAAGCGCGCTCAACGAGTCGCGGACGAATGTTCGAGTCGAATGTGTCGCGCGACAGTCCCGCCATGCGCTGCACGTATTCGAGGGCCTCGGTGTGGCTGAGGTACTGGGTCATAGCTTGTGAGCGCGAACGACGGCGTGCATTGCCTCGCGGCGGTCGCGTCGTGAAGATCGCAAATACAAGTTCTGCGAAAGCTGGCATTTGCAGAACTCGCAGACCACATAATCGAGCGAGCCGACGAAGTGAACCAGTGAAGCACACCCCGCGCAGTAGCATCCCTCGACCGGCACATTGAGTCCTTCGGGGAACTTAGAACGCGGCGGCTCTTTCGGCGTCTCCGGTATCAGCCTCTCCCCGGTCACGATCGCCTTAGCAATGGACTCGACTGTCGCAACGTCCTCGTCAGTCAGAGCAAACCATTCGCCGCTGACCCGGCGTGTCGCGAAATGGGTATGTAGCTCGGCTTCGTGATCTCGGGTGCCTTCCCAAAAACCGGCCAGCGTCATCGGGTATGGGTTGCCGGTCTGCATCGAATTCAAGCGCTCGTTTGCCGTGCGGCCACTCGTGTAGCCGATCTTGTAGTACTCGCCGCACTTGACTAGATAGATCATGCTCGTGCCCGCTACCGACTAGCCACGATTCCAGCATCGGCACGTCGGCTCGTACTCGGCCGCGGTGCTGCCATCAATCGGGTTGTACGTGTACGGCGCTCCGCACTTGCCGCAGTGTCCAGCGACGTTCGAGAACGTGTAGTACGCCGGCTGAACCGGAGCGAACGGCATCATCGAATGTCCGCAGGTTCCGCACTTGCACTCGTGTGGCAAACTCATAGTCCTAACCCCAACTCAGCTTTTCAAGAACGAATCGACAGCCTGGGCCAGCTTGTCGCGCTCGCGCTCCGCGGCCTTGTCGCTGCCGATGTTCTTGCCGGTCTCGCGCGCGATAACCCACACGATGTGTTCGGCCGCGCTCCATGCGGCATCGTTGAGTTGCTTGCGTGCGTAGTAGAATCGCTCGTCCATCAGAAGGCACTCCAAACCAGGATCGCGAGCAGAGCCGCCGCTCCGGCGTAGTGCCAGCGAGAAAGGTGGACGGTGCCCGGCCTCGCTGCCAGCAACACCGGGGCGCTTTTGGTAAGGCAGCATTCACCGTCCATAAACTTCTGTTCTGGATAAGCAGTCCTGCGAATCACGACGCTTCCTCTTCAAACTCGATCACGTCGTCGTCGCTCCGATCCCGCAACCAATCCCTAGCCGCTCTGCGCGTTTCCTCGTTCTCGGTTCGAGGGACAACCTCCGGCTTGAACTCGCTCGGGGCGAATCCAATCGGGCGGTGCTTGCGCAGATAGCGGTTGTGCTGGGTCATCACGCGGCTTCCTTGTCGAGCACGTAGTCGGTCAGCTTCCGTTGCTCGATGAACTGCACGCAGTCACCGACGAGCCGGCGCACGTCGTCATCCAGCCCGCGGTAGCGGTACAGCGTCATCGGTAACACGTTGTCGATGGCGATGAAGCGCCCACCGCAGTCCCGCCCTTGGGCGAGCACGTAACGCGCCACAGAGGCGCTGAAGACCTTCAGAAGCGCGCGCCACTGGAACGAATCGAAGTAGTGCTCCACGTCGATCTTCTCGGTGCATTTCGCCTCACCGACTTCGTTTCCACTGAGCACGTCCGCGATACAGGCCAGCGTGATCCCGTCAATGTCGCAGGTGGTCTTGATCTCGCGAGCTCCGTCCGGCCAAAGGTCCAAAGCGCGGTCGGTTCCCTCGCCAGCGAACACGAAGTCGCGGCCACCGTCCCTGGCAGCAATGCGGTACTGGTGGCCCTCTAGCGAGACTTCGCGACAGACCGCGGGGTGTTCGAGCACCGAATGAAACGCAATCCCGCGCAGCATCTTTTCGCTAGGCACGGTCGTTCGCATGATCGTGGCCTCTAAGTCGGCTAGATCCATCCAGTCCCCGGTGTCGCGCCAGAGCCGGAAAGCTTCGACGGTGGTGACGCTCAAACGCATTTACGCAGCCTCCGACGCCTTCGCCGGCTCGAACGCCTTGGTGTCCTTGTTGAACACCAAGCCGAGCACGTCGGTTCGCTGCTTCAGAACGAACTTGCACTGCGACTTGACCGGCTCCTCGAGCGCGTTGACGCCTTCGATCAGCTTCGTCAGCTCGGCCGGCTCGGTGAGCCCGTCCACGTCAGCGCGGAACCGCGTCACCGCTTCCACGATCTTGCGCGACTCCTCGGAGATTGAGCCGAGCGCGCCCTTGACTTTCGCGATCAGGTCGGCGGCGAAGCGCGGCTCCTTCAGGTAGTCTGGCACGATGATCGGCTCGAACTGCGCCGGGTTCTTGCCCACGTAGTTCTCGGTCGGGTTGAAATCGAGCACGCCGTACTTCTTGCCGCTCGTGGAGTACATGTAGCCGACGGAATCGGCCAGCTTGAAAATCTCGTTGTACGAACCGCCCGTCACGTCAGGCCGCACGATCTTGATGTCCCGCTCGTTCGTGGACTCCTTGTCGTGCGCGATCATCACCACGTCTTTGCCGAGCGTGTTGAGCCGCGTCAGCCACGACGTGAACGACGACTTCAGCGCACCGAAACCAGGGAGGGTGAGCCCGCCAGACTTGTTCGCGTTCTTCGGGTTGTCGGCGATCAGGCTGGCCGCGATGAAGTCGAGCGCCCGCCCGACCGTATCGACCACGATGGTCCTGTAAGGCTTCAGGTCCTCGGCAGTGATGCTGTTGGCATCCGCCCAGGTGGCAATCTGCACGATGTCCTGACGGAACGAGGAGCGGCGTGCGCCGTCATCGAAGTCGAGTGTCAGCGGAGCGTCGGCCGTGAAGCCGAACGAGCTCTTGCCGATACCTGGCTGTCCGTAAACGAGCATCTTGATTTGCGTGACCTCGATGGGGTCGGACGCCTTGTGAATCTTTAGGGCCATGTTTGTTCTCCTGTTGAAATCGGTTATTCGCGCGAGGGCTGCTGAAGCACGCGATCAAATTCCGGGCCGGAAATGACGGCGCACTCGTACTTCATGATTTCCATTTTCACGTTGGGCAATCCGACCTCGCGGTCGTACTCAACGATGCCATCGGTGCTCAGGCCGAACGGAATCCACCAGATGAAGTCGGCGAGCTGTTTCTGCATCGCCTCGTTACGGTCGTCGTACTGGCCCATGAGCCCGATGATTCGATTGCCGTGCTTGTCCTTCATCGCCGGCAGATACGAGAGCCGCGGGCGAGTTGGTGTTCCCCCCTGAGAAGGGGGCGGCGAGTAACGTCCGTCCGCGTCGCTGTTCGCCACGTGCTCGGCGTTCGTGTGTGCGCCGCCGCAGATGTCGCAGCCGTCTAGTGACGCCTTGTTTGAAGACGCGTTCACAAAGCCTCGCCGATGATCTCGCGCTCAAGCGCGCCGAATTTCTCGTCATCGCCGACGACTTCGCCGAGCAAGGCCACGATCCACACGCGCGGCCCCTCCCACTTCGGCGGGATCAGCGTCGCGTGCAGCGTGCCCTTTGCGCACAACCGCAGCGGCCCCTTTTCCTTGTGCAACACGCCTGAGCTTGCCGGTGTCGCTAACGCTCCGCCATTACAAGCGTCGCCGGCCTCGTTGCTTCTCCAGAAAGCGATTTTGGCCCCGAGCTTTTGCAGCTCCGCTAGACGCGAGCGCTGCGCGCTCGTCCATCGACCGGCGAAATACTGAATCGTTTTGCACCAGTAATCGCCGGAGCCGGAGCCGTCGCCGGAGCCGGAGCCGTAGCCGTCGCCGGAGCCGTAGCCGGAGCCGTCGCCGTAGCCGTAGCCGGAGCCGTCGCCGGAGCCGTCGCCGGAGCCGGAGCCGTAGCCGTCGCCGGAGCCGTAGCCGGAGCCGTCGCCGGCAAATTCAGGGACGGCTCCGGCAAGAATCAACGCGACCACGGCGCCGCCTCCCAAGCTGCAACCGACTTCTCGGTGCATTCGGCAACACACGTGATGTCGCGGACTTCGATGTCTGCGGCCGGACCGACGCGAGCGCCAGTCAGCGGGCCATCGCTCGCGAGCCCGAGAAACCCTTTCTGTCCGGTCGGCCAGTAGATGCAGTTGCGGGCCGCTCGCAGCTTGATCGTCGTTCCATCGGTCTTGGTCGCGTACCCGAAGAACACCCCGCGATGCGATGTCGTCACGAGGACGGCGCGCTCGCCGTTGGTCTTGGTCTTTTTCACGGAATCTCCCATGTGAGTGTGTGTGGTCAAAAATTAATCAACGGTCGGCAGAGAACGCCGCTAAGAAATCGGTGACGGCGTTGGCTTCGCCGGATTCCCACTTGCGGCGTAGATCGGCAATCAGCGTTTCTACGTCTTGGGCGAGGTAGACGGGGAGGCCGTACTGCCCCTTCACCCTGTCGTCGTTCGGCAAGAACGAATTCGCCATGTGAACTGTGTAGCGCTGCATTACTTGGCTCCGTCGGTGGAGGACGGGCGCACATCTCGCACGCCAAACGTTTCGATGATCCTTTTCGCTTCGGCCTCGGTGATCTCGAATGCGCAGCCGCCAACGCCAAGCATCGGCGTAAAGCCAACGGCGTGAACGTCGCACTCGTCGAGTGATGCCCGCCGCCACGCGAGCCACGGGCCGTGGTTGTTCCGCGGTGGGTTGACGACGGCGCGAAGAAATCCATGCCGGACCTCGATACGCAGCCAGCGGGGCACGCCGCGAGACGGCTTGAGCGCCAGTTCTGTCTCGCTCGGGATGGGCGACACAACAAATGCCGCGTCTGCGCCAGACGGAACCGAGTTACTCACGCGCATCCTCCAGGTCGGAATCAAACGTCACGCCGTCGTCCTCGTCCGGGTCTTGATAGCGAGGCTCGCTGTACTCCAGAGGGGAATCGTTGCCGTTACCAGCTACGACGTTGCCAAGCTTGACCGTGCGAACCATTGGCTCCGGTTCCGCGGCCTCGGCTCCGATCTTGTCCATGAGGTCCACGAGCGCGTCCTCTTTCGATTCGCCGGAGCCAATCGCAGATTCCTCGCCGTCATAGCTCCGGTGATCCCAGCACGACCAGTGCTGTTTGCCGCGGAACGCGCCGTGGTACTCGTAGCGAATGTCGAGGTCCTTGCCTCGTAGGTCGATCTCATTCGAGCGGCCGTTGGCGAGCGTTTCGGCGTTCGGGGCGGGGCGCATCAGCTCGTTGATGCGGTCCATCGCCTTCGCGGTCGCCTCGGCTGCTTTCAGCTCGTCGCCGAACAGTCGGGCGATCAGAGAGTCAGATGCGTTGTCAGGTGTGATGGCCATCTACTTGGCTCCTTGGGCATCAAATCCAAACCACGCATCGAGCTTCGCGATGTAGTCCGCGTTCTTTTGCGCGTTGTAGTGGTCCGCAATGGTCTGCCACGTTGACGGCCGAATAACGGGACCGTAGGTCACGCAGTCGCAACCGGTGTCGAGCGACACACCGTCTTGGCCGAAGTAGTAGGCGATTGGGTAGCCGCACATGCTGCAATCACGCAGATGCAACCCACCGAGCTTCTTGTCGGTCGCCGCGCGCCGAAAATCTTCAGCGCTTCTGTTCACTCCGGACTCGTGCTTGGCTGCTGTGTTCGTGGCCATCGGGGTTCTCCTACAGATGGGATTCGATGAATTCGCCGGTAGTCGTGAGCTTGTAGGTCTTGCCGGCTTCGATACCGTTGGTGCCGACGAGAGCGGCACGAACAGCGACTAGGCGGTAGCTGTCGTTCGGGTCGTAGGCTGCGAGCACAATCGCGCCGCCGACTGCTGCGGTTGCGGTTCCGGCAATGCCGAGAGCGGCTGCTATGGAATTCTTGCCCGTCGCTGCGGCGTGACCGCTGTCGCCCGTCGCTGCGGCGTGACCTCTGTCGCCCGTCGCTGCGGCGTGACCTCTGTCGCCCGTCGCTGCGGCGTGACCGCTGTAGCCCGTCGCTGCGGCGTGACCTCTGTAGCCCGTCGCTGCGGCGTGACCGCTGTCGCCCGTCGCTGCGGCGTGACCTCTGTCGCCCGTCGCTGCGGCGTGACCTCTGTCGCCCGTCGCTGCGGCGTG